GTCCTGTCGCCAAAGACGAGGCCGTCGGTTACGCTGGCGGTTTCGGTAGCCATCAGTAGACCTTCCGCAAGTGCTCAAGGTGCGTGCCCGCCTGGCGCATCCGCACCCACTCCTCCGGCGTGAAGCCGGGCGGAACGGTGGGACGCTTCAGTCCCGCCACCACGGTGCCGGGCTCCTGCTCCAGCTTCTCGCCCATCAGCGCATCGGCCTTGGCTTGTGCGGCGGCCACTTCGGCCGTCAGCCGCTGGACCTCGGCCTCGCCATGGGCGCGGGCTCTGGCCAGGTGCGCCTCGGCCCGCTCCAGGCTTCCGCGCAGGGAACGCAGGTCGTTCACGGCGGCACGAACCTTGGCGTCCAAGGCCGTGCCACCGTACCTAAACGACCGCATCCCTACGCCTTCACGCACGCCACCCATATTACGAAGACGTGGCGGCGGTCAGGGTGTAGGTGACTTCCAGCGTGTCGCCACTGACGAGCGCCTTCGCACTGGCGAAGTTGGCGGCGCAGAACATGTAGTGTCCCGCCGTCGAGCCCGCCTTCACGGCGCTGTCGGCCATCGCGGCACCCACCACCGTGGTGGAAGCATTGATGGTGAACGCGGCCACGGTCGCCGTATTGGCGACACTCTGCCCGCTGATGGTCGCCGGGTTCCAGGCCGGACGGGTCGCCTCGTCATAGGCCGTGATCTCGGTGAAGACCTTGGTCTGGTACGTCTCGGTGCCGTCGAGCGGATCGCCGGTCGCGTCCTTCAGCATAACGTACCACGATGCGGCCTGCGTGGCGGCGGCAAGCACGACACCGAGCGCGTGATTGAGTCCCTGGTTGGTGATCAGGTTCGGTGCATCCCACTCATCGACCAACTGGCCTTCCGGGCCGTAGTGGCTGAAGTGGAACACGCCGCCGATGCGGAAGCCGTCGGGAACGGCGCGTCGAGTGTCCATGGTCATTGTACTGCCCTCCGGTTCGGTTTGCGTTGCGTGTCCCACTGTCGGTTATCCTCGGATGATGCTCAGGCTCGCACCCGACGTTTCGAGCAGCGGCTGAACCAGCCGCTCCACACGCGGGTAGCGGGCCAAGCCCTGCGGCGTAGTGTGTGCGCCGAAGTACTCGGTTTCGATGACGTCAATTTTCTTGCGCTTGATGTTCAGATCGGACGGGTTGGCGGCAACATCCGACGTACCGGCCTTCACAAACTGCAGGGCCATCTCGCAGGTGCCGTCCTTCACCCGCTGCGGGATCTCGTCGTTGTCGAAATAGTCAAGGTTCGGATCATCAGGATTGACGACCCACTGACGGGGCCAGGCAAGCGACTGGACGTCATCGGTCCGGTAGCCCGCCCATAGGAGCGGGTCCAGTTCGCGTGTCGCTTCAACCAGCGCCCGGTTCTTCGTGTCGTCCGTGGCGGCGTCCCACAAGGCCACATTCAGCCGAGCCTCGCAGTACGTCTCAGCCTCCGCCAACGTCACAAAGCTGTTCGCGCTCGCTGATCCCACCGTTGCCACGATTGTGACAGCCACCGCCGTCCTCCTTTCTTCGCGCCCGGCTGTGCCACTACCGGCGGGAGCGCCGTGCTACGCTCCCGGCCGGCCAATGGAATCCTGGCGGTTAGCCGAGGATCTTCGTGGCAAGTTCCTTGCGGATCAGTGCCGCGCCACCAAGCACGTCGTAGGAGAACGTGGTCTGCTTGTACTGCCGACTGAGCTCCAGCCGGAGCGCAATCCCGCTGATCGGGTCCACCTGGCTCTGGATGGCGTGCCCGAGTCCCTGGATGTCGGCCAGCGGCCGCGAAGCCCAGGCGAAAGCGTCGCGATGGAACTCGAGGTTGGCCGTGTAGGCCGTTGCCACAACCGTGATCGCAGCGTCGGAAGCCACAGCCTTCTTGAGCGCCGGGTAGAAGACAATGGCCGCGCCATCAGTGACGGAAGCCGTGGTGTGCGCCGTGGTGATGGCGTACTGCTGTCCGGCGAGGGAGAAGATGTCGCCGACCTTGATCTGGGCCATAACGGTCACGGTCGCATTGACAACGGTGAGCGTCGAAGCGCCAATGGTCCCGGTGCCCGCGACGGCCCACCCGGTCAGCCACGAAGTGCCCGGCGTGTAGGACGGCACGTTCTGGTCCATGTACCAGTCCACGCCGAGCTTCCTGCCGATGGAGCCGTTGATGATCCCGCCCTGGTCGCCCCTCTTGTCGAAGTTGAGCACGTCGGCCACGGTGAGCAGGTTGCCTTCGGCGGACGGATCGAGCACGCCACGCCGGTCGCCCATGGGTGCGAGCTGTGTGTTCAAAAGGATCCTGGCCGAAGCCGCTACGCCCAGGTTGGTGGCGAACGGCGTGGTGCTGGCAACACCGGCGGCACTGAAAATGCCGGTGTGCTTGCCGAGGATATAGTCATCGATGCCATTGGCCAGCGCCTTGATGGCCTCGGACGCCTGCATGGGGATGAAGCCGGCAATGACGCTCTTGGCGTCACTGTCCGAAAGGTGAAACGGCGCCTCGTACCACCAGTCCAGCGTCAGCGCGACGGAAGTAGGCGAGCTGTCCACGTTGGAGTTGATGGCCACAGCGGCCGTGATCGAGCGCGCGGTGATGGCGGAAGGCACCGGGACATTGACAACATTTCCCCTTTCTGCAGCCAGGGAATCGTAGTTGCGGTTGACCAGGCGAGGCATGATCGCTTGCTGCCGCAGGGCCAGCAGGCCCTGGGCCAGAAGCTGCGGGGTGACGTTCGTGATGGTGTTTGCCATGACTCTAGCTCCGTTTGATTTGGTGCCCGGAACAGAGCCGGGCAGTGGGTGCTACTACTCGGCGACCTTGACCTTGCCAGCGGCCACACCTTCGAGATTGGCCATGAACGCGTCAGAGTCGCCCCACGTGATTTGACGGGGTGATCCGCTACCGCCGGCTGCGGACTTGGAGGCGCCGCCCCCACTGCTTTTGCTTCCCTCAAAGAACTCCGGGTACTCGTCAGCCAGCACGTCGCTGATGTGCTTGCCGACTTCGGTGCCGGGACGGGCCTTCACCATTGGCTGCCCATCCTCGGTCAGGTCCCACTGGTCCGCCGTCAGGCGATACAGGGCGTCCACCCGCTCGCCACGGACGCCGCTCTTGCCCATCTGGGCTTTCACGACGTTGTCCAGGCGGAGCGTTCGGATCTCCTGCTTCGCCTCGGCCAACTGGTCCTGCAGCGGGCCGAACTCCTTCTCCAAATCCTGGCGAACCTCGGCGCGCATCTTGATCAACTCTTCGGACGTGATGCCCGCCTTGTCCGCCTTCTTCTGCTGCTCCAGCTCGGTCAACTTCGCCTGAAGCTTTCTGTGCTCCTCGGGATCGACGCCATCGAATCCCTTGAGCTTGTCCTTGGCTGCCCTCAACTCGGTGAGGATTTCGTCGCGCTTGGCCTCAAGCGCCTTGTTCCGCTCGGCAACCAGCGCATCGACCTCGGCTTGGGTGAACGTCTTGGAATCGCCGCTGGCGTCTCCGCTATCACTCATCGTCTGCTCCTTGCGGGCGCTGCCCGCGCATGGTGCAACGAAAAAGGCCCCCCAGACGCTTGCGCATCCGAAGGGCCTCGGGGGCCGCTACTACAATGTCACTACTGGTTAATCTATTCGCGCTCTAGTAATAGCGCAATACTACTCTTCTGGCGCCACCTCTGGTGACGCGGTTGCGAGCGTCTGCATCTCAAGCCCCATGTTGGCGTACGTCTCAGCCAGGACCTTCTCCATTTCGAGCGGCCGGCCGTCGGCATCGGCCAAGTGAGGCAGCCGCGACAGGTACTCGGGCGGCTTGTGGAGCAGCACGTTGGGCAGGGTATCGCCCACGATCTCCAGGTTCGGCAACACGCGCGCCATGTTCACGAGCCAGATTGCGCTGATGATGAGATCCGGCTTGCTCTCCCACCAGCGGCCGTCAATCTCGGCTCCCAGGGTGACGTGCGTGGCGTTGCTCGCAATCGCGCTGCCGCCGTCGGCATGCATCACCGTGTCCTCTTCGAGCCACTTCCGGTGGGCGGCCGTGCCGAACTTCACCTTTGCCGGACACTTGCGCTTGACCCTGAGCGCGCAATCGGCGCCCAGCAGGGTGATCTTGCCTTTCGGTCCGGTGACGAAGTAGGCCACGTCAATGGCGCGGGTCGCTGTGTTCAGCCCACTTCCGGCGCGGATCGTGGCCTCGAACAAGAGCGCATAGAGCCAGTCCTCGAACTTCATGACGCGCGGGACGTAGGTGGAGCACTTGCATTGCTTGCAAGCACCATCGGAGTGCGCTGCCTGGCTATGGCCGCAGTCGCAAAGCTCAACCGCACGCTCGTTCAAGCCGACGTAGTTGTGGAAAAACCACGTCTTGCGGTCTTTCGAGTGCAGATAGTCGGTCAGGTGCGGGTGGACGCTGGAGGCCAGCAGGTACTCGACCGGCGGCGCTGAGTGCCATTCCTCCACCATCTGCGGCTGCTGGTCCACGGTGAAGGCGTGCGTGACTTTGTGGCCGTTGTCATAAAGCCAGGTGGCGGCACTATTGCAGCCCCACACCTGATCGGCGTCCGGCGCATACCTCTCGATCTCATCCGCCAGGCTCGGACCCGCGCCACAGACGACGATGTGCTGGCCTTCGTACATAAGCGGGCGAATCACCCGCTGGCACATGGTAGCGTTGCCGATGATGAAGCTCTTGAAATGATCCCGCATCGGGTTTTGAAGCTCGATCCGCGAGCCATTGTCGCCGGTGGCGGGCACGGTATCGGACGGCTTCGGTTGCTTGCTTTTCTTCGCTTTTGCCCTGGACCGCGTGCGGGTCATGGTTTCGCTCTTTCTTGGTAGTCCCGCTTGATGCAGCGGCAGTTGTAGGTGGATTCGCCGGGGATGACCTCACCCGTGCGAAATGGCGTGTCGAATGGTACAACCTCGTGGAAGTCGTGCTCCTCTCGTACACGACTATCACCAACGTGCAGCCACTCACTCACCATGCGCTCCGCGTCCAGGATCCCGTCGGCTATCGCTTGCTTGGTGGCGAAGTGCTGCCCGGCCTTCTGTGCGTCCAGCGCGGCCGTGCGGGCCAACGTCTCCGAGTGCCAGGCTGTGAGCCGCTTCTGGTACTGACCCACCAGCCGATTAATCTGCGGCGTGGTCAGGCGCGCGTCCGTGCCAAGGGTGCGGCGCATGAGTTCCATGTCCCTCTTGCCGATACCGACGCCACCCGCATGGCCGGGCTTGAAGCCGAGCGAGCCGTCGGGCTTGGTGAACACGCCACGTCCGAGCGCACGGTTGAGCGCGGACCGTTTGCCCGCCTCCAGTTCGGCGCGGAAGTTATCGACCCAGGCTAGTTGCTTGTCCGTCAGGCCGACACCCGCGCGAATCGCCCGTGCCGTGGTGCGTGGGTTCACACCGTCGCGGATCCCATTCTCAACGTACGCCCGCACCAGATCGCGCACGTCGTCCTTCAGCGAATCGGCCATCTTGACGTCAATTTTGCGAATGCCCTCAATCACTTCCGGCGACAGCACGCCAAAGCCGATGCCTACACCCTTGCCGAGTTGCTTGGCGTGGAACGCCATGGATTCCGTCGTCTGGGCAAACATGGCGCGCCGGACCTCGCCAAACACGCGGTCCAGCAGTTCCGGCGTCAGGAGCTCGGCGAAAACCTGCTCCGCGTTGCCGCTGGCGATGATCCGCGCCAACTTGGCCTCGGACAACTCAGCCGCCAGCCGGTCCCAGGCGCGCAGGATCTCGGCCGCAAGCGTGGGCGTTGCGTCCCGTACCCGGCGCTCCAGTTGCGCGCGAAGGCGTTGGGCGGTATCCATCAGGGCGGCAATTGGTAGGACAGGCCGTCTTGTCTGTAGCGACGGCTGAGAAAATCGTACCAGACCCACAGCCAGCTAAACATGGTCGTCCCTCCACGGGTCCACGGGCAATGTCTCCGTCTTACCTTCCGCAATCACACGGGCCGTGACGAACGCGGCCACGAGCGAGCCGACGCGGTCCATCGGCATACCTTCCTCCACCAGGCGGCGAAAGAACACGGCAGATTCCTCGGCCAACGCGATGACGTCGGTTTGCTTCATGTCTCGGCCGGCAGTTGCTTGTCCAGTTCACGTCCCATCATCCACATCACATTGAGCACATCCAGGTCCATGTCAGCCGGGATGCGGCCGCCGCGTTGCAGCGCCTCCAGCACCGGATAGGTCGGGAAGCCAGCTTCAACCAGTTGCGCAAACGCCTGCATGACGGGTGCGTCCAGTAGCAGCCGCTCGAACTCGCGGTTGATCTCCACCGATCCACCGTCGGGCAGGCCAAGGTAACGGGCGTGGAAGCCAAGCGCCTTCTCTATGGCGTCCTGCAGCGCCCGGGCCGCCACGGCAAGGCTGCTATCCGTGGTGCTCTTGTCCAGGCGCTTGGCCTCGGCTGTCTCGGCAATGCGCTTCTGTGGTGCGAGCATCGCCAGGCCAAGCGTGGCCATGTCGGACTTCAGGTCATCGAGCGCGGCCTTGCAGGAGCCCAGGCTTGCGCCATCGTGGCTGACGTACTTGGCGTCGCCCTGCGGATCGGGAATGTTGACGCCGCTATTGGGCCCAAGGATCACTTCGGTCTCGCTCTGCTGCATCCCGATGGTGACCCAGATCGGCACGCAGGTCATGTGGATCGACGTCGCGTAGTCGCTCCATTGCTGGTAGTGGGCCACATTGAGGAACGCCAGGTCCCATAGCGGCGGGTCGGACTCGAACAACCCTGTGCTGCCCGACGTTGCCACCTCGGCAATCGGGATCTCCACCTGGGTCGGGTAGGTGCCTTCGTCCACCATGATTACCTTGCGCTGGTCGGTAACCTCCAGAAGCCAGAACCCGACCACACCCTCGGGCGAGCGGTAGAAGACGCGATACCGTTCCTGTAACACCTCGCCAAACGCACCCTTCGGAACCCACCGACGCTCCCGGAGCACGACCTGCGTCAACATGCGTCCGCCGTTGACGGCCTCGGTGCGCCAGGACATGATGTCTTCCTTGCGCACCATGAGCCAGTAGGGACGCACGCCCATCGCCTGTTCCTGGTCCCGCCGCAGGTTGCCGCCCGTCTTCGGGTAATCGACCAAGATAGCGGCGTGGCCCACGGTGATCCCATCGGCCAACGTGTCACGGCAGAACACGTCGCCATGCGTGCCTTCGTAGTCGATGTTCTCCCAGTGCGTGACGATCTGAGCGGGCACGTCTTCGGATAGCACGGGATCGCGGGCGAATACAAGGCCGGTCAGACCCTCCACGGTGCGCCTGAAGAAGTTGTGGAAGACGGAGCGCGCAAGGCGGGAGCGGTAGTTACCCGGCTTCTCGCCGGGTGCCTTGGGCAGATACGCCTGCTGGGCAGCGCGTACCACCTCGGTTCCGCGCCACAGGTCACGGCAGAGGACCACGCCCGACTGCTGCGCATCCGATGCCGGACTACGGGTACTTGGGAGCTGGCTGTCCGCGAGCGGGACGCCGCCCTCCTGCCCACCCACGCGGAGCGGACCGTCGCCGGGCTTGTTGCCCCAGTCGGTCGGGTCGGTGGTCGGTATGGCTGTCTCGATCATGGTAGCCTCGCGGTCAAACGTCGTAGGTGAAGTACGTGGGTACGTTGCTCGGCATCGCCAGCTTGGCGTCAGCACCGGCGGCGGCGTCTATCTGGTCGTCGTGTTTGCCGTGCGGGAAGTCGGCCGCCTCGGCACGGAAGGCGTCGCGCCAGTCGCCAGGACACAGGACCAGATTGCCCGCCTCGGCCTTGCTTGCCAGCGGCTCGGCACGGAGCACCTTGCTCCCGGTCGGGTGCTCGGTGTAGACGGGCATGCCGACGCCCTGGAGGCGGCGCACCAGTTCCGCCGTGCGCTCCTCGCCGGCAATGCCCGCCTCGGTTTCGATCCACCAGCGGATACGTCCCTGGTAGGCCAGCAGGTCTTCACGACACACGCTTTCGATCTCAGCGTCCCGTGCCGCTATGGACTTGCGAAACCGTTCAACGTCCACAATGGCGGTGCGCTTGTCAGGCATCCGGCAAAGGAGCGCGCCTGCGGTCCAGTCGGGGTCATGGCCCCTGCCTTTGGGCTGCGTGCCCGCTAGGTCCCAATAGCGCACCATGTCGCCGCTGGCGGGACGGGCGTCCATGAGTTGCCACCACTCCCAACGGAACATGCCGCCTTCGCGCGGACGCGGCCGTCCCTGCATGAGCGAGGCAAAGCCGTACTCGCCCAGATCGGTGCGCATCTCGTCCATCCACTCCTGCCCCCGAAGCTCGGGCCACAGGAGCTCGTCCTCAGTGCGTCCTAGCGGGTCATTGGGCTCTGCCTTGCCTGGCAGGTCGATGATGTGCCAGCGGTCGCCCTGGCGGTCCCTGATGCGCCCTGCCGGGTCGTCCTGGTGCCAGCGCGGCATGCTGAATAGGACGGCGGTGTGCGGCTCGCAGCGGGCCATGATGTCGGACGTAAGCCAGTCCCACACGCGGTCCCGGTGCGCCGGGCTCTCGGCATCCTCCCGCTTGCCTATCGGGTCGTCAATGATGATGAGATCGGCGTTCACGCTTGCCACGCCCGTTCCGACGCCCACGACACGGATGCCTCCGCCGGCCAGGGTATCCCACTCGGAGACGGAATCCCGGTCCGGCGACAGTGGGACGCCACGCTTGCGCACCAGGCGCCGGATGTCGCGCGATAGCTTATGAGCCTGCTGCTGAGAGTAGGTGCAAACGAGGATGCGCGTTGTGGGCTCGCGCTCGATCCGGTACGCGCCGTAGCTGATCGTATTGAGTTCGGTTTTCCCATGCCTGACAGCGACGTTGAACAACACGCGCCGGAGCTCGCCAGCGGTGACGCGATCCAGGGCAGCCTGCATGTGGACGAAATGAGGGGCGGTCCACCGGAACTCGCCACGCGCCACCTTGAGCCAATCGCCGAAACACCCGTCCGCGTCATCGGGCGCAAGGTCGGCATACTCCCAGACCAGGGCCTGTAGCGCGGCGCGCTCATCATCCGTGAGACCCATTGCCCTTGATTGCGGCGAGCCGGTGGGTGATGGCCGTGGCTTTCTGGACAAGCTCTTCGTCGCTCATGCGGCCCACGCGAAGCCGGATCGGGTGCTCTTCGTCGCCAGAGTGCTCGACCCGCTGGCGTTCGATATACCCGCGCGACTGTCCGATGCACTTGAGGTGGAAGGCGATGGCCCAGGCCTCGCCGTTATCGACCGCCTTGAACAGCGCGTGCTCGCTCCGGTCAAGCTGGTCCTCTTTCGCCTCTTCCCTGGCGGCGGCAATTGTGGGGTTGGATCGGAGCCGCTGGTAGACGGCTTCACGTGTGACGCCAAGCGCGGCGGCGGCGTAGCGCACCAGGCCGCGCGACTTGCGTAGCGCCTCGATCACCTCTTCGTCGCTGCGCTGTGAATAGCTACGCACGGGCTTCGCGACTTCATCGGCCATCCTTGCCCCCTCCCTCGCGCTCGATCACCTCAACCAGGCTGCTGCATCGCTTGCAGGAGACGATGCGGCCCATGCCACTTGCCTGGTCCTTCGCCACCGTTCGCACGTATACCAGCGGCTCGCCGGGCACGTCCATGATGCGGCGTCCGCACTCGGGGCAGCGTACCACCGAAAACACAAGAGCCCGGATCGCCATGATGGTCATGGTGACACGGGCCGCTATGGGGCCGCTGGTCGTTGCCCGGAATATGTCGCCAACGGTGACAGACGTCAACGATTTCGCCTTTCCGCGTTTCGCTCCTCGCGTTCCTTGATCTTGCTCTGTTTGCGCTCCCAGGACTCAGCCGTGCCGATGTTGGGCGCATACGAATAGATTCCGTCCGGCTCGATGTGCGGTACCGGGAACATCCAGGTCATTTCGACGCCGCAAGCGCAAATCATCGGGTCGAACCTGTCCTCGAACTTGCGGAAGCGCGTTACGGTCTGGCCACAGGCCGGGCAGCGATAGTCGTAGAGGGGAGACATTAGCCTGCCTCCTCAATACCAAGCAGCGCCCGGCACATAGCAGCCAACTCTACAAGGCCAGCGGCTTCCATCGCGTCAACGTCTTCCGGGGTCACGGTAACGCCCCCAACACAAACGTCCACACCCGTCCGGCCGGCCACGCCCAACGAGTAGGCCGGTACGGTCAGGTGGAGCTTCGGTAACTCGGCGGCTTGAAGGTGAAGGTGCGCCGTCTCCACGTACTTGGCGACATCCCGGCCCTCGATCTCGATGACCGTGCCGAACGGGTCTTCGATGGTGTCTATGCGTACCTTGGGCATCAGCCAGCCTCCTCCCGTTCAACCTTCAGGTCCCACTTGAATCGGTCCTCCCCCGCCGGCCATACCACGATGCCATTGACCGACAGTTCTTCCTCTGTCGGGCTGGCGGCCCATTCGCGAAGATGGTCGGCTATGTCAGGATGGAGTGCGTCCGACCCCGCCAGCCGCGCAACCATCGCCTTCGCAGCATGGCGCCGCGCCCGCTTCCTGTCTCCCTCTTCAATTTGCGCAAGCAGTTCTTCAAACTGCCGGTCGCACCTCTCGTGCCTCAACTGCTGTAGACGCAGACGCTCCTCGTAGGTGATGCGGCGGGTTGTCGCCCGCGTCATCGGCTGCCCGTCCTTGCCCTTCGTTGTCACTTCCATCAGTCCGTCTCCTCAATGTCCGGGATGTCCTCGCGTCGCACCGTTCGCGGGTCAACGCCGTACTCCACCCACGGCAGTACCCACGACAAGTGCGTCTCCCGCGACTCGTGGTGCGCGACGGCACACCAGGGCACCGACGCCCGCCGCGTTGTTACAAGGTCCCCGATCTGTTGCGTCCAAGACAGCTTAACGTTGGCACTCACGCTTCTGCCTCCTCAATAGCCCGGCTCAATGCCCGGGCGTTCCTGATCGCGCTCGTCAGGTCGTTGGTTTGAAATTGCACCAGCCGTGGCTGCAGGTCCTCGGCCACGGGACAGGTGCCGTCCGGCGCAAGGTGCCTGAACGCTGGCTCGCGATAAGTGATTTGCCAGGCCGGATACGGTCTTTCTCCACAGTGCCACTCCATGGCGTCCAACAGCCACAGGCAACGTTCCGGTGTATCCGTGGCGACGGCAAAGGTCCAGTAGTCGTGCTGCCATCCGTCCGGCACATGCTGCGGCGTCAGCCATTCGCAGCCTTGGATAGCGGCGCGGTACAGGTCGGCGCACTGGTGGCGGATCTGCTTCAGGAGCTCCATGTGCGGCATCAGCGCCAACCCACGCTCAGCCACCAGTGGACTCGCGCGGTAATTCCAGCCTAGCGAATGGTGGCGCTCAAACGACGGATGCTTCAGCGCCGCCTTGCTGATCCGTGGCTGGCGCGGGTCCATGCGATAGCCGAGGCTGCTGAATTCCCTAGCACGGCGGGCCAGGTCTTCGTCATTGGTGACGAGCATGCCGCCTTCACCGAGGGGCAGGATCTTACTGGCCTGAAACGAATAGCTGGTGAAGGCCGCGCCCCTGTGCCGCTGAAGTGTCTGTGCTGCGTCCGTGATCATGTGCTCGCCCGCCCAGTCGTAGCGCAAGCCATACAACGAGACGGGAATGAACGCGCTCCCCCTGGAGCCGAGCCACGCTGGTCCCATGATCCAGGTGCGCGGGTCCACGTCGCGGAACACAGGCACCGCTCCCGCATGAAGCACGGCGATGCTGGTAGCGCTCATGGTCAGCGGCGGCACAGCTACCGTGTCGCCAGGCTTGACGCCAAGGGCCACGAGTGCGGTGTGCAGGGTACTGGTCCCAGAGTTTAGCGCAATACCGAACTCGGCTCCGACGTACTGGGCGAAAGCGCGCTCGAATGCGGCTACGGGGTCAGTCATGGCTCCACCCTCTCGTAGAACGCCTCAATATATCGTGTTTCCGGCAAATCCCAACCAACCTGACGCCGCCATCGTTCCGCGTATGGGCCAGGCGGCACAAGATCGCCCATCAGCACCTCCGGGAATCGCTCACAAAGGTTGGGTTTCCCGCCGGGCGGCGATGGTGTCGTCCATGCCGCGTTGTCGCTGTAGATGTAGCGCGCGCCCTGCTCGTTCGCCCAGGTCATGTAACCGCGCGCGACATCCGGCGGCATCTCGCTCAGGCTATGGGCCGCGAACACCATGTCCGGCCTCCCACCCCAGGCTCGCAGGTCGAAATCGGGCACCAGCACCAGATCGGCACTCAAGTCGTCGTCCCACCACGCGATCCGCAGCCCTGTCGTTTCGCTCAGGTAGTACCATGCCAGGTAGAGCGTTTCGGGCAGGTCGCAGAGCACAACACGGACAGCGGACCCACGGGCGTACAATTGGCGCGCCACGCCGCCGTATCCGCCGCCGATCTCCAGGAGCGTGCCCCCGTCCGGCAGGTACCGCATGATCTGGACGGCATAGTGATCGTGGCGCGGCGTGTCCAGGGAGGCGACGATGCAGTCATGCAGGACGGGCGCCAGCACGTCACCCACGTCTACGGTGCCCCGCGTTGCCAGGTCGGCCCACCGGGAGACAGAGACGGCCCACGACTCCAGGACCCGCTCCACCACATCCGGCGTCACTTCGGCGTTGCTCCCTATGCCGCCGCAGAGACCGAAGAAGTCATCGGCCAGGAGTGCGGCCAGCACAGCTACGTCTCCCGCCTCCATGGCCGCGCGAAGATTCGTCCGACCCTCACTCTGGACTAATCCCCATTCGCCAGCGGGATCGCTCCAGCCGTAGCGGCGATAGCGCGACAGGATGCCGGAGGCTACAGGGTGACTCACACTCCCTCCTTCATGCGCTTCTCAATCGCCGCAAGCTGGAACTCGGTGTCCACGGTCCACACGCCAGCCGGTGCAGCCGGTGGCGGCACTGGCGACAGGATCAGCGTCAGGTGTTCCCGCGCCTCCAGCTCCGTCACCGTTGCATGCAGGATCGACAGTTCTTGCAGTGTCGTGGCCTCGCAGGACAGTTCCACCGGATGGCGCACGCCCCAGGAGACCTCCTTCATCAGCTTCGGGTCTTTCCGTGGATCGTCGGGCGTTACACGACAAATCACGCTGGACGGATGCCACCTCAGCGAGTGTGCGCAGTAGTAGAACCGGCCCAGCACGTCGTTTTCGTCACCGTTCCAGCGGAACACCTTGCCGCCGAAGTTCTTCACCATTTCGGCCAGCACGTTGTTCTCTTCGCTGGCAGGCATTGCTACCACCACGTTGTCCTCGCCGAACGCCTCCACGGCACGACGCCAGGCCCACCAGATCAGCGGGCGGCCAGCGAGCGGACGAATCATCTTGTTGGGCATGCGAGTGCTGCCCATGCGGGCCTGGACGATGGCGAGGGGCGGGATGTCGGTTACCACGACGCAACTCCAAACTCATCCGTGATGTGCAGATGCCGGTGGATCTCCAGGCCCTTGCCGTTGTCGCCCACGTAGATCCGTTGTCCCAGGTGATCCACGCTTCCGGTCCACAGGTAGCGCCCACGCCAGATGGGGGCGTAGGGATGCAGGCAGTAGAGGCGCGCCAGCACCACGGCGGGCGGCATGTCGTCGGCGTCAAAGGCCGTGTGCAGGAACTCGGGTGGGATGCCTTCGTAGGCCAGGCGCACGGGTGGCGTGTCGGGAAAGCCGTCCGGCAACGGCTCGTGGATGAAGTCTTCGGCCAGGTACCACTCCTGCGGATAGAACAGGCCGGGATGCTCACGGCGTAGCTCAGCGATGGTCATTCCACTTCCTCCTCCGGCAGATAAGCAGCCGTTTCCCAATGGGCCAGGTAATCGCGGCCGTCTTCGTAACCGGCAACATGTTCCGCGTACTTGTCAATCTTATCGCGCTCGACAGCCGCAAGTTGCTCTCGGGTCATCGCCACGCCGTCGGGCGTCCCCGTCCAGGGCATGTGCGATACCGGCACGGGTACGATGTGGATGCGCTCGCTTGCGCCGGCTTCGTGGAGCGCGCAAACAAACGTCAAGAACGCGCGCGGCAGGTGATAGGCGCTTGCCACAAGCAGGAGCCGCCGCCACTCCTTTTCGAGCGCCAGCGCCACGGTGTTCACCGCCTGGTCCCGTGTGTTCAGTGTCGTGGCGTCAACGTGGATCTTGTCATGCGACACGCCCAGGCCCATGAGCCGAGGTACCAGGGCTTCGGCGCCAATCCTGGCGGGCGGGTCATGGACGCCACCCGTGAGGACGACGTTCAGCGCACCCTTGGAGGCCATGATCTCGGCCGTCGTGTGAAGGCGCGGCACGGCATCCTCGCCGCAAAGGCAGACCACGGCGTCGCTCTTGAGCAGCGGGCCGTTGTAGAGCATGGTGAGGAAGCGTTCGCGGTCGGTCACCTCCATTCCTCCATGCGCCGGATCGACGCCACAAGGTCCGCCAGTTGCGAGACGGTCAGGCTGACGTTCGCCTCCAGTTCGCTCGGCACGTCGTCAAGCTGGACGTGGCACTCGATGACGGATGCGCCAAGCGTTGCGGCCATGAGTGGGATAGTGGGATCAGTACCGTGGTAGGAGAAGCCGTGATAGCGCCGCATGGGGCCGGGCAGCGACACTCTCGGCTGCGGATAGCCGGGCGGAGCGTAGAGCCAGATACCCGGCCCGGCGGGACGTTGCTCTAGGCCGCAGGACCGGACCAGCGGCTTGCCGGTAGCGAGCACGGCCTGGAGCAGCTTGCGCTTGCCATGGTCCAGCGCCGCCAGCTTGTAGGTGGGACACTCGATAGCCTCAAGCACGGCCAGCGAACCAATGCCGAAAACGGACGAGAACCACGGGAGACCGGCTTCATTGCAGTACGCAGCCAGCCGAGGGAGCCAGGTGTGCGGCGTCTGTGCCTTGCCGTACAAGGCACGCATGGTTGGGTAGTCGGCTTGCCAGGCGGCAGGGACGGCACCTTCGCCACGGAGTTGGATCAACTCATCCGGTGAGTACGCTTGAAACTTCATCACGTCAGCACCGGCGTCCTTGGCGGCGGCGATGATCTCACGGGCTAGGCCGAAGTCGCCGTTATGGTTGTTCGACATCTCGCAAATGACTCGCACGGGCTGATCGGGGCCGATGGGTAGACCTGCGATGTTCATGGTGCGCTCCTCGCGTGAGTGGAAAGTCGGCAGTACTGGGACGGGTGGTGGAGCAGCCACCCGCAGGGAGCGGTGTCCCTGAGCGTCGTCCGCACGCCCCCAGTAACCGCCGACACTGGACTAGTCGTCATGCGGCGTCCCTCTTGAGCATGGTGGTCCGCAACGCGCGGCACGCGGCGATCTTGCGGCGGGCTGCTGCGATTTGCTTGTTGGTGTTGGCATACGGGCTACCCGGCCAGCGCATCACTACCGAGTCCATGTACACCATTCTCGATCTGTACGTGTTGTAGGCTGGTTGCATCACCTCCGAAATAAGCCCCGCCGCCGCCAGGTAGCCGTATCCTACGCGCCCAGCACAGTACGACTCGACCGCCTTGGCTAGGGCGTGTCGCGCCACAACGACAAACTGTGAGCCACGGTGCTTGCGCGGATCGACCTCCCATTCGGCACCCGCTTGAGGAAACACCTCCGTAAGCATGTCCCTCCAGTTGTTGGACTGGGCGTCCCTTCCACGCTGAAGGTTGACGGCCACGACGCAGGGGTGTGCCTCACTGCTTGTGGCGCCAGAAAAGATCAGCGCATGTACCAAGCGGTAGGCCGTAGTACCTAGCCCACAGCAAAAATCCGCGACGACCGCATGCACCGGCCAGTCCGAGGGCCAGGCGCGAAGGAGTTCGTTTACGTCGTAGGCGATAGCCAGCCCGCCACCAGCGCGCACTGCCCTGACATGATTCTCGTCCAGGTCCACCGCGATCAGGTTCTCGTTGCGGAACCCACGGGCCAGCGCCTTCTCGCGGTCGAAGTCATCCGGACCGCACAGGTAGAGCACGGTGGCGTCCTCAACCGGGACCATGAGCCTCTCGACAATCCTGTTCCACTGCCACCCGCGCCAATTCTTCTTCCGTCCATTGGCGTAACTGTCGAGGCCGCTCATCTCACCATCTCCTCCAGTTCGGTGACACTCAACTGCGGTGCGGTATCGCTCCGGTAGGCCCAGCCAGCAGGCACCAGCGTTCCACCACCAGGCGGCAAGTACTCCCATGTCCGGTGCGGCTCGATGCGGTAATGGTCCTCGTACTCCCAGGTGGTACGCGCCTCGTCCTCGCTGATCAGCGTCTCGTGTAACTTCTCGCCGGGACGGACGCCGGTAACGTCGTACTCCACGCCTGGCGCCACGGCTTCGGCCAACGCCAGCACATCGGCGGCGCGGCACTTCGGCACGAACACCTCGCCACCACGGCCGTAGCGTAACGCGGTCTCCACCAACGCCACGGCATCACTAAGCCGCATCCAGAAGCGCGTCATGGCGGGATCGGTGACGGTGATCCGACCACCGTTGGCGGCTTGCTCGCGCCAAACCTCCACCACGGAGCCACGGGACGCCAGCACGTTGCCGTAGCGGGTGGCGACAAGCCGGGTAGCGCGGCCGGCAGCATAGACGTTGCTCTGCGTCCACAGCCGCTCAGCCACCAGCTTGCAGGCGCCGTAGTGCGTGTTCGGATGCGCGGCCTTGTCGGTACTCAAGAACACGGCCAGCCCGACGCCGGCGTCGATGCAGGCCAGCGCCACAGCCTCGGTGCCATCCACGTTGGTGCGCTTGCACTCCCTCGGGTGCTCCTCACAGGCCGGGATTTGTTTCATGGCGGCGGCATGGACGGCCAACTCGCAGCCTTCGGCGGCCATCGTCACGCGGTCCCGGTCCTCCACGGTGCCGATCATGTAGCGCACACGGTCGTCACGCAGCCGGGCGGCCATCTGGCTTTGTTTGAGTTCGTCACGGGAGAGGACAACGATGCGGCGGACGCCAACGGCGAGGGCGTGGGTGACGAAGGCTTGGCCGAAACTGCCGGTGCCACCAGTCACGAGGACGGCGCGGTTGGTAAGCGGGCTGTGCGTCAGGGCCACTAGGGCCGCCTCCGGGTAAGCGTGGGCACGGCATACCCTCCATGGTGCGAAGAATACGCCACGGTGGTTAACTGTGTCAAGGGTGTTTGAGCGGCATGTCCACATGGACGTGATACCAGCCGCGCGGATACGCCGGATTGGGCTCGCACTTCACCAGTGCTAGGTCCACCTCCATGTCGCGAAGCAGGGCGGTGCGCGTCCACAGGTCCAGGTCTAGGGCAGCACGACGCAGACGGCGGCGGATCTCTTCATCGGACAGGGCCTTGATGTCGATCTTGGGTTCAGGTTCGGCGGCCTTCGGCTTGCGGCGGTGCCGCCACTCGCTGATCAGCAGCACAGCCAACACGACCGTCAGCACGACGAAGAACAGCGCCGATATGGCTCCGAGCATGTACATGAAGCCGGTGAGTAGGTCAGCCATTTCGCACCTCCCTCAAAAAGTTCACCGCCTGCTCCGTAGTCCGGCAAACCCGGTACGGTATGCCTGCGGCGTCGCACTGGTCCGCAAACTGGAGCTGATCTGCCGACACGTGTCCCGTACCGGACTTCCACTCGATCCAGGCCACGAGCCCGTGACCCATGCAGAGCCAGTCGCCGATACCAAGCGGCACCCTGGTCCCTCCGGCGATCTTCCCGCCGCAGTGTCGGCACTCGAAGGGCCGGAAGCCTTGCTCGAAGTCCAGAACGGTCCAACCCAACGCCCGCACGGCCGAAAGCGCATCCCGCTTGCGCTCGTCCTCGCTCCGGGTGTCGGGTAGCTCGTCCGTGACGACGGCGCTATTAGCTCCCACCTTGCCGTGGTAGGTGTAATCGTGACACGCCCAACAGTAGCGGCCCAATCCCTCCAGGGCGGCGCCGCAGTGGGGGCAGGGGTCAGGCATCGTCGGACTTCGCGTCGAGGATGGCTTGGAGGGCGATGCGGGCCATGTTCCAGGCCGCGTGAGACGAGTGTTTCGGCATGGGAGCGTCTCCCGTCTCGCTGCCCAAAGCGTCATGGATCACCCGCAGGTTCTCTTCGCAGGCTTCCAGCGCCTCCACCAGCTTCGGATACGCCTCCAGCACCGCCAGGGCGTCCCGGAGTACGATGCGCCACTGGAGTAGCTGGTGTGGCCTAGGGGCGACTCTCGGACTGGTCCTGAGTACGGCGTCCATCTCCTGTAAAGCCTCCACAGCCCTCTCGTGCTTATTCATCGGGGACCTCCTCGCTGATGGTGGTTCGGAGGCAGCGCATCAGGCCGTGTCTCTGCCAGTACCGCCACTCCGTCCTACCCGGACTCGTGTCCCCCAGGTACTCGACGGCCCGTCGGATAGACTCCCTCCGCGTGCGTCTGCCGGTGCGGTCGAGCGGCAGCCACTCTCCGCCGTCTCGCAGCCGCTCCCTAAACCACACCATCCAGCACTCGTGTTCGATCCTCATGGCTTGTCTCCTTTCGCCTGCCACGCCAGCACGTACATCGTGTCTTCGCCGTAGTCGGCCTTGTACGTCCTATCTGCGGGCATCGGCACCAATAGGCCGCGCTCCCGCATTGCGTCGAACCAGTCGGGAGCGAGCACTCCTCCTTGTTCGAGCATTTCCCCGGCCACCCACTCCAGGGCCTCGCGGAGTTTGTCGCGTTCGGCTTCGGCCAGGGTAGCCCGGTCAACCCAATGCACTATCTCAGCCATCTCCCTCTCCTTCCGCGTTATCGTCCACGATGAACACAACGTCCAGCGCCACGAACTCCTTTGCACTCATTGACTTGCTGAGTATCCGAAAGAAGTCAACGGTCGTCTCTGCCACCTCGTCAATGCTGGCCTCCGGGACCATGACGATCACGGTCCCATCATCGGTATCGATCGCTACGTTAACGTCCCACTCCAACCGCCTCACGGCCCCTTCCACCATCCTGACCTGGAACGGAGTTGGGCCGCTCACGGTCTCCCTCCTTCCGCGCAAATGACAATCCACATTTCGGTCCGCTCGACCCAGCCCGGATACGGCCCGCCCCATTCGCAGCCGGGGACGGTGACTTCGATGGGTGGGAGGGTGGGGGTGGGTACTGTCGTGGCAAGCGTCCACGCCGACGATGCGACAAGGCCGCCGGTAGCGAAGGCCAGGAAGTATCCCCACAGAATCAGGATGCGCCGATGTTCCATCAGCAGCACCCTCCTCCCAGCAGCCGGATCATCCGCTCCCGGAGCTCCATGCGCTCGCGTTCCGCCTTCAGGCGCTTGCAGGTCCAGTAGCAGCAGGCAGCGGAGCCGAGGCAGTAGCCAAGCACTGCAGTAAGTAGCCAGTGGTGTTTCATGGCGGACTCCTTTACGGGTAAAGGTTGTTGGCGTGCATCACCTCGCCCACGATGCGCCTGGACTCGGGTGTCACCTCGGGACCGGAAATCGCCTCGAACTGCTCGGACGTCACCTCCCGGTACCTGGCCAGGAACTCCTTGCGGACAAACGGCACGGAATCCAGCGATGTCATCCCCAGCCGCACCGGTCCGCCAAGCAGAGCCACGACGCGGCGCCCCTCCTCCGTCATGCGCTCCAGGATCCCGTGCTCGCCCTGCATGACCCGCTCGCAGAGCTCCCACTGGTCCAGGGCCGAAATCGCCGGATCCGGTCGGATCGCCAGCGAGAAGTCCAGCGGGCGGGGGAAGAACTCGGCCGAGTTAAGGACGCACACGGCGGCGGCCCGGAACTCACCGGTGGACATCTGCGGGGAGAGGATGTCGTAGTAGCGGGCCATCAACTCCTTCAGCGGCTTCCGGTTGAACCTCGCGCATAGGAGGTCCCACTCATGGCTGAACACGGTCGGGTCGATCATCGTTGCCTCGCTGCTTGAGGTAGTCTGCCAGTTCTTGGACCTGCCGGGCGCGTTCTCGGTCTGGACCCGGTGGCCCCCTTGATAGAGTGTCCATGGTCTGCTGCACCCACCTATCCCTCCGGTTGGCGTTCAGTAGGAGGCTTTCCGGCATGAGGTAGGCACGGTTGCCGGTGTGGTGGCTAGACAAGGAGACGGCGTGGAGCACGGCCCGCCATGCGGTCTTCGGATCCGGCGTGTCCTTGAGCTGCTCTCGGTACATGGCCCGGTACTTCTGCCTGCGGTCGTCGGTCAGCTTCAGCGGATGTCCGTTGGTGCCGAACTGCCGCTCCCAGGCGTTGTGCATCCAGGTGGCGGGATCGGCCTCCGGCTCCTCTTGGATCTGCATGAGCTCGCCCTGCCAGCCAACATCCGTCGAGCCACTGCTCGACAAGGTTGCTTTAGCAACCTCATCTGTTTTCCTCTTACTCTCTCTCTTACTCTTACTCTCTATGCCATTGGGGTAGCATTGCGATCGCATTGGGGTTGCTATAGGGTTGCTATCAAGTTCTTGTGGCTCTTGCACTTGCGGCTTAGGTGTTTTCGCCTTTCGCTTCCATCGCACTTCAGCACCCTTTTTTCCGGCTCGCTGGGCTCGCTCCATCTTGACGGCCTGCTGGTCACGGATCTGTTCCATGGTTTCGTTCAGCCAGCCGTCGTCCGTGAGGGTGAAACAGAGCTCCAGCACCCGACGCACGTCTTCGATGGGAGCGCGGCCCGCGATCCCGAGTTCTTCGTCATCGTCCGGCAACGCGCCGCCCTCAAGGAACTGCTCCACCAGCAGGCCGAAGTAGATGCCAACCTCCTGGGCATCCATGCGGCGCACCTTGCGGCTTGACAGGAAGCGTTCGGGGTAGAGCGGGAACCAGATTTCGGACATGGTTAGCCGCACCTCTCCCTCTCCAGCGCCAGTCGCTCCCGCACGAGTGCGTACAACTCCCGCAACCGCTCTGGATCCCGGTGCCCTTCCGCCCGCGCCTTCTCTTGTGCCTCCCGGATCCGGCGGTTGACGGCCTCGAGGGGTGTCTCGGCGATGGTGGTCATACTCAGCTCCTGAGCCGGAATACTTCGTCGAATTGAAACCCTAGGTCCGCCGTGCGCTTGACGATGACCGTCTCGGACGCATGGTGGGACCTGACGCTGAGTCTTCGGTACGGCTCGTGGGGCCTACGTCGAAATGCCAATAGGTCGGCAAGCGCATCCTCGTCTGGTAGCGGGTGGGGTAGCAGCAAACCCGCCTCTCCGAATGTGTGCCAGACGATCTCTCCTATCTCTGGCGTCTCGGTAGCCAGTTGGAGCACAAAGACGCCGTGGTGCCAGACGTAGACGTGAGGTCTCCCCGGCAGGCCAAGAAGCCTCTTTCTTTTCCGCTTAACGTTGTAGCAGAGTTGGTGGGTCAGCCACAACGTCTCCTGCTGGTTTTCTCTCGGAATACCACCAAACGTCTTTATCTCCACCATCATCATGTTTCGCACCTTCCGGGTGCCGCGCTTTCCGTCGTGGGTCATGTATCGGTGGAACATCATGTCCACATCCGACACATCCATGTGGTGAATCTTGGAATCCATGGATGTTGTAGATGGGTGGCTTGAAGTCGGTGGCGTGGGTCGCGGCGGCTTGGTCGGGTTTGTTCAGTTTTGGCAGACTTGCCGTTTCCGAACAAACCTCATGCACGGCCACCTTGGTGAGCCCCACGGCTTCCGCGATCTCTTCCTGGGTCCAGCACTGCATCCACAGCTCGAAGATGCGGCGGTTCCTCGCCTCCTTCGCGTCCTTGTCGATCCGGGACAGCCACCCTCGCACCGTGCGCGGGGAGACGGAAAGGATCTTCGCCAGGTGCTCTTTCTTGGCGTCCCGCTCCCGCTCCGGTGTGCTGTGGTAGATCCGCCGCACCATGTCCTTCTTGTCCTCCTGGGAGAGCTGGAGCCCGTGCGCGGCGTTGCGCTCGATGGCAAGCTCCAGGAGGTGCGCGTCGCTCTCCGTCTCGGTCACGGTGACGGCGATGGTTTCGGCCTCCATCTTCTTGTGCGCCGTCCAGCGGTTCCACCCGTCGATGATGATCTTGTCTTGATTCACCTCGATGGGTGGCAGCACGTCCAGATCCTCGGCGTATTTCTGGACGGTGGTGGGATCCTTCTTGATGCGCGGGTAAAGGTCTTCGCGGAAGGTCACATCTCCTACGGGGATACGGGTACTCATGTGTTGGGCCTCCAGGCGGCCGCTTGGGCCAGAAAAGAAACCCCGCCCGGACGCACATCGGTTGTCATCCTGGACCAGAGGGCAAGCCTTTGGTGGGACCGATGGTAGCAGCGCCGGACGGGGCGGGTAGTCATGTGGTGCTTCCCTCTTCTAGGGTCCAGAGATGACTCCTCAACTTACACCTCCTCAACCCGGTTGCGCAACCCTCATCGATCCAGCCTCGTAAGCACCATGCGCAAAAACTGTCGCTCCTCCGGCTCCATGCAGTCCCGGCAACCCTTGTCCTCCAGGATCGAGCGCGCATGCTCGCGCCACCGCAGCCGGTCCAGCACGGCCTCGTGCTCGTAGTCCAGCCCGTCGATCCAGGCCACGGACTGGCGGCTGGCGAACCAGAGGCAGGCGCTTGTCCGCTTCCGCCTCCATTCCCGCATGCGGGCCTCCCGGTTCTCCTGCTTGGTCGCGGCCCCGAACACTGGCCTCTCTGCCGTCAGATCATCGACTGCGCTTTTGACGATGGCTGCGGCGATGCGCCTTGCCATACCTGCGGTGGGTCGCTCGGTCATGGCGGTCATGGCTCGGACTCCTCCGGCCCACTCCAGGCCAGCACCACGTCGATCCCGTAGGTGCCCTGTAGGCTCACCACCCTGCCGAGCCCGTGGTAAAGCAACAGGTCCACCAGGTCATCCGGGGTCACGTCTTCGCCGTCAGCTAGTCGCTCGAACACTGCTCTGGCAAAGGCCACGGCGTCAGGCACCGGACTCCTCCTCTCCCACCTCGATCCAGGCGCGGGCCATGCGGTAGTAGAGGCGGGCACGGGCTTCTAGTACTTCGTCCTCTACGTGGTTCATCCACGCGCCCGGTTCCGGTTGCGCCCAATCTCCCTGCATTGCCGCCAGCGACGCCGCCTCCAGCTTGGACAGGCCGAGCCACTGGTCCTCGTGCCCCCAGTCGTCTGTGGTGTAGCACGGATACGCCGGTCCTCCGTCATTTGTGCTCATCGGTATGTTCCCCCCAGGCGAGCAACGACATGGGACGCAGACGAGCACCCCATGGCATCGCAGTTGTGCTCCTCGGTCTGCGGCCTGCCGTCCGCACAGATCACCTCTCCGTCGGCGGTGATCCAGAGCGTCCCGCAGTACCGGGTACCAGCGGGCACGCGCTCACCCTTCGGGTCCCATACCGGGCTCGCGTGCTCGAAAAGGTCCCGGAGGAACCATTCGACGGCGTCTTCATCGAAGCCTTTTTCGGGGAACGCCGGTCCTCCGTCATTCTTGGGCATCTCGATCCTCCTGTGTCCCGTCGCTGGAGAAGTGCACGCGGTAGGCGTCCAACAGGAACAGCTCCCACAGCGCCTCCGGCTGTCCCCGCTCCCTGGCGATCTTGCGGGCCAGGGTCTCCATCTTGCGCTCAAGGTCCCGCTTCGGGTCGTCATTCCTGGGTGTCATGGCTCCACACTCCACCCGACGTCGTTCATGAAGACCACACCCGCATCCGCCAACTCCCGCTCCAACGCCAGCGCCTCGGTCTGGCAGTTTTGCCACTCTGCCCGCATGTGGGCCACGTCACCGCGTCCCGCCAAGATGGCCCTCTCCAGGTCCGCGCAGATCCCGTCCAGCCAGAGGAGCCGCTTGATCTTGTCGGCTGTGTCGGTCATCTCGCAATCTCCCCGACACCTTCCGCCGCCTGGATGTAGCGCACCACGGCCTCGCTCCATCCGTCGATGTGGGTCCAGCGGCCGTAGCCGATCCCGTTGCGCTCGCTGGAGACGTTAACCACATAGGCAGGCGTCTTCGGCAGCGGATCGGAAAGCTTCTGGTGGCTCTGCTCGTCGGTCACGACGATGATGCGGTCGTAGCCTCGGGAGTCAGCCAGCTTCTTTGCATCATCCGTGTTTGTCCCCCACCAGCACGTTGCCTGATCCAGCGCATCCCGGAGGGCGAAGCCCCGGCGGGGCGGCACCACGGCCAGGTGCGGACGCTCGGGGTGAATGTCCACCCGCATGCCACCTACGTAGCCGTGAAGCCCGTAGTGCCCATGTGCCCCGGGCGCGCTGAACGCGATCACGTCCACCTGTTCGGCCACTTCACGGAGCAGGATCGCCAGCCCGCAGGCAGCCTCGAACCGCGTCATGTCGGAACGGGCGGACAGCTTCGCCACCATGCTCCCGCTGTGGTCCACCACGAGCGCCGTCTTGCCGGGGAGCTTCGGAGCATCTGCCAAAGCCCCGAGCATCGCCTCCTCCAGTTCCGGCTCGAAGTCAGGCGCGTGGCGAGCGGCGGCGATGAAACGGAACGGCAATACCCGCCGGTAGTTGCCTTCCGTAATGCCCTGCCGGATCAGCGCGTCGTCCACTCCGGCCTCGCGCATGTTCCGCAGGTTCCGAAGCAGAGCCAAGCCGCCGAGCCTCTTCTCGGCGAGCAGCCTGGTCCACTGCCCGCGCTTGTCGCCGCCACCGGACAGCGCCACCTCCCAGGTGTCGGGCGTCTCCAGCTCGTTGTTCGCTAGCCGCTTCCAGAGCGCGGCCTGCTCCAGGTCCTTCGGCTTCGGGTGCGTCAGGAAGAGCACGTCCCGGAGCCGTACATCAGTGGCGCGGTCATACTTGGCGAGCTGGTACTCGTCGAACTTCGGGAACGCTTCCGCGAGCCCCCGCTTGACCTGAGCCGAGAGCGGCACCTTGCCGTCCTGCCAGTAGAGGGCCAGGAACTCACTCAGTTCGTCGGCCCGCTGGATGACGCGGGCCAGCGTATCCCCGATCACGGCTCCCTTGTGCCGGGCCATCTCGCGGACCACCAACAGGGGCGCGTGCCGGAGGTGCATCTGCTCCCGCGCCTCAATGGCCAACCGGCCGGCGGCCTCAAGGGGGACAGCCGCGACGCCTTCCCGCAGTCGGTCGGCAACACCCTTGCCGTCCTCGTAGAACGAGCGCTCCCAGAGCAGACACGCCATGAGCGTGCGCCGGAGCTGGGCCTCGGCATCGATTCGCTTGGCGGGCGCGCCTTCGTGGGTGTGGATCGTGGGCCGGTTCGCGGCCTGGTTTACTCGTGCCATCTCACCACCTCCTCTGTAGGGGAAAAGCAAAACGCCGCACAGGACCGGGGTGGTCCCATGCGGCGTCTGATACTCCGGGAAGTTCGGGGAACAAGCGGCTGCGGTACGTTACGTGCTCTACCAACTGAGCTACAGATCCCGAAGAATCTGGCTGGACTCGAACCAGCGACAACGCGCTCCGATGCGAAGTAACCGCGACCTGCGCCACCAAACAACCCGAATTGTCAATGAGCCGGGCACGGAACAGGCGGCTGCGGTTCGCGGGGCTCGAACCCGCTAGGCTTTTCAGCCGACAATCCGAAGTAACCGCATCCTTCACCAGCGCCCTACGACAGTATACGGGGCGGCTGTGCAGCGTGTCAAGTTTCATCACGCGCCCTCGCTTTCGTCGCTTTCGGCCTGCACGGATCATCCGGCTTGCCAGTTGGTAGGGGTCACCAGGTCAGCTCCGCCTTGTCGCTAATGCCTGGGATGGGGCCGATGTCGGGGAACTTCTCAATGCCCTCACCCCGCTTTCGCAGACGTAGCTGGGAACGCTCCTCACCCTCGCGCCAGATCGCCCACGCCTTGAAGGTCAGCTGAGCGATGTAGCTGGTCGTTATCTTGGCCTGCCTGGTCGCCTCGTGAATCAGCCTGTCCCGAAGAATCCAGATCGGATCGCGGCTCGACTCTAGTCCGATCCCCGAAAGAAGTCCGGCCATGAACTGATCGGCGGCATCGCGGTCTTGTCTGGAAAAGATGTAGTGGCAAAAGGCGAACAATCCGTGCGATCCCCAAATCGCCTTGGTCCTTGCGGCTTTTGTGGCCTCAACTGACTCCTGGATCTCCGGGTGCTCCGTAAAGGTCTGTATGATGTCCTCGTTGTCGGGCGCCCTGTCTGTATTTACTCCGCCATATCTCAGGAAGCGCCACAGGTAATTGCAGGCAGCGCCGACGGCTCTTGCGTCCCCGCCGAATCCATCCATTACGAGGGCGTCAGTGCCCGTGCGCTTAGCCCCCGTATCCATGGCGAACCGGGCGTCGGGGTTCAGCCCACGCACGACAATGAACTCAAGGGTCATGCCCGACGTGATGATTGCCTGCAAGCGATGTTGCCCGTCAAGCAAGATCCCGGGACCATCGAATTTGATCGGTTCCGCCGTTTCCTTCCATTTGCCAGCTTTCATTCTGCGAGCCAGCACGGCGACCCATGACGGTCGGAGATGCCGGTTGTGGGGATTGTTCTCCAACATCACCGCTGCCTCTTTGGGGCCGATACTCTCGATGGAATAGGTCGGTCGTCTCATTGCTTCCTCCTCGCTTTCGCTTTCGGCCTGCACGGATCATCCGGCAGTCCAGTCGGTAGGTGCCAAGTTTCGACCGTGAAAGTCCCCGCTACGTCCACCACCACGCGCCGGTATGCCTCGCCCGGCTGGATCGTGCCGCCGCAGAGAGCGCATGGGTGCTCCACGGCGGCGGTACGGGTGCGGCTTTCAATAGGGTGGATGGTCATGGTGACTCTGCGTCACCTTCTCCGCCAGTTCCCGCTTGATCGCGGCGAGCTCCTTCTCCGCGGTGACGAGCGCCGTCACGGCGTCTCTGACCACTCGGGCAAGGGACCTGACCTGCCCGGCTGGCTCAGGCCTGGCGTTCACGTCCTTGGACGGTTCGCCTTGCACACCGCCACCGAACAGCGCGGCCCGGACGTTCCTGATCTCATCCACGAGCGAGCAAGCGAGCTTCCCCACGTGCGCGCACTCGTCGGCGAGTTCCTGCATGGCGGGGCGTCTGTCGCCACCGCCGGCAGTGTGTTCTTGTTCTCCGTACATGGTGTCCTCCTATGGTTGCTGACTCCGCGTCAGACTGTGACTTACCACCTCGCCGGACCCGTGCCCAGCAGGATCGCCCGCCAGAGGCTCCAGAGTTGTGCCAGCCAGTGCCGCTGATGCCCATCCGGCATGGGCTCCCGGAGCGGGCCCACAGGATCCTCGCCCGTCCACTGGTGGCGGTCGGTCAAGCGTCCTGGGTCCGTGTCCTCCCAGTCGAAGCCGTCCAGTTCCGCCCACCCGCCGGGCCCTGCTTTCACGTGCTCGTTCATGGCGACTCCCCTTACTCCTGGGCGTCCACGGCCTCCGCACCCACCCGGAGCGCCAACACCCGCAGGTCCCATGCTTCCATGCTGCCCCCCTCGGAGCGGACCTCGTCGGCGTACAGGGCGGAGATCATGGGAGTCAACCGGCGAGCCAGCTCCTGAAGGCCAGCCGCCTGGAGCGTGAGCCGGGCCTGGATGAGCATCTTCCGCGCGTCATCCAGATGCTGCTCGGCCTGGACGAGCTCCCCCAGAGCCCGGAACGCCCGGTATTTCGTCTCAATGTCCATCACCGGGACTCACCCACGGGGACCTCCCCGTCCTCCCACGAGGCCTCGACCTCCTCGCAGGCGGCCTGCAGGGTGGGGGAGAGCTGGGGTGGGGGCGGGCCCCCGCGCCGGATCGCCTCCATCCGGTCCTTCGTGGCGCCCAGGTGCCCGATCATCACCTTCTCGGCGGCCTCGTTGGCCTTGAGGTACAACCCCCGGACCTCCTCGATGGCCAGAGCGACCCCGGAGGGTAGCTGGTCCTTCACCCCGTTCAACTGCAGGACCTGCACGGCCTTCTCCCCTGACGCCCGGGCCCGCTCCACGTCCTTGCGGAGCTCGGCCCACGCGGAATCCAGGTAGTCCTTCAAAATGCCGTTTGCCATCAGTGCATCTCCTTCCGGGGCCCTTGCCCCCTGCTCTCAGCCCACTGCGCCAGCCCGTCCCCGTCCCGGTCCCACTCGTTCTTCATCTCCTGGAGGCGGCGGCGCACGATCTCCGCGTGTTCGTCGGCCTCTGCGGCGGCGGCGCACCAGCAGAGGGCCATGAGGGCGATACCCAGGGCTCCGGCAGCGATGAAGCCGGGGGCGAATGAGGGTCCGTGGATGTCCATGGCCAACGCTCCTTTGGTGGGCGGTTGCATCACTCTTCGCGTCCTATCGCGTGGTGGATGGCTGCGGCGACTTGCCTGCCAGCCTTCGCCCACTCGGGCAGTCCGTCGGTGTCGGCCTGTGCGGCCTCGTGGTACAGCCAGTCCACCATCCACGGCTCCAGCTGCTCCAGCCGCTCGGCAGTCTCGGCCTGCAGCTTGCGGTACCGGCGCTCCCACCAAAGGGCGTCCAGTCTGGCGTGGTTCTCTTGGGGGCTGCTCATGGCTCAGAACTCCAGTTGTTCGGCGTCGGGATCGGCCGTCGTTACCGAGCCGTCCTGCACGATGATCTCGCCCGGCCCTTCCAGCCCCAACCGACAGGCCAACACCTGCCAGCCTTTCTCTACCGCCCGCTCCCTCAACTGCTCCAGCGCCGGGAGGCCGTAGTCGTTCGCCTCGTCGAGCAGGATCACGCGGATGTCGCTGTTTGCGGCGAAGCCTACATCGACCGCCATGTCGAGCCGCTGCTTCCCGCTCGCCACTTCCAGCGGATGCCCGTGGAGCAGCATGGTGCCGTCCTCCCGTAGTGAGATGCCGGGGACCGGGATATCAGCCGCAGTGAGCAAGTCGTGCTCCTGGACCTCCAATGCCTTGATCTGCCTGGTCAGCGCGTCGGCTTCGGCCTTCGCCTTTGCCGCCTCCTTCTGTACCCGGTCGTATTCCTGCCAGGGGGCAAGTGACCGCTGGATGCCATCGGCTTCGGAGATCCTGGCCTCCACGGCCTGAATGTCCCCAGATACGTCGGACATCTGCTCGTAGACGGCCTTGGCGTCGTCGGCCTCCTTCTTGGCCTGCTTGGCAGCCTTCTCGAAACGCGGCAGGAGAGCCTTCGCCTCGGCAAGCTGGCGCTCAAGGTCGGCCACGTGCTGGCGGCGTGCCTCCACGACGGCATCCTGTTCGCGCTGTGCCTCAAAGGCGTCCTGCGCCAATCCCCACGCCGCGTTCTTCTCCCGCTCCATTGCCCGGAGCTCCCGGAGCCGCGCCATCTCCCCGGACACCTGCACCGGCTCAGGGCGCTTGCCTTCCGGCTTCGGCGTCCGCTGGGCTCGTTGGACCGTGGACAGAAACGGCGTGCGCTCCGTGCCCAACACTTTGCGCTGCTCTCGTAGCGTGTCCAGCTTTCCCTTCAGGCCCGGCTCTGACGCCAGTCCCAAGATGATCTTTTCGATATCCTCCGTCTTCTTCCTGAGCAGCGCTCCGGGGTCGAGCGAGCGCGGCCCGCACCAGCCGTCCAGAAGGGTCTGCGGGGCTCGGGGTTTGGCGTTGTCCGGCGTCACGATATCGAGGTAGCCATCCGGCGCGGCGGGCGTGAAACGCTTTTCGATGCTGTAACCGTTGGAGAGTTCCGCCCGGCACCATGCACCGTCCTTGCCCTCCTGGATCGTGGACACCTTGACCGCGCCCTTGCCGCCGAAGAGCATGGCGACGATGTCCAGGAACGTGGTCTTGCCCTGCTCGTTCTCCCCGGTGACGCGGAAGAGGCCAGGCTTGCCGTCGAGACTGACGGCCACAGTGGTCAGTTTGCGGATGTTCTCGCCCTCAATACGGACGATACGGATACCATCGGTCTGCTTGCTCATGCTCTTTGTCTCCTCTGGGGTCGTCACGTCTCCACCTCCATCTCGTAGGCTTCGAGCATCGCCCGAAGCGCCTCAGTTGTCTCCTGTATCGCCAGCGCATCGTCCCATGACGGGTCGTCCTTCCGCGCTGTTCGCTCCAGATCCTCGATCATGGCGGCGATGCACTGGGCGCAACACATGATGCCCGGCTCGTCCTTGCTGTGGGCGATCAGAGCCTCTTCCGGGTGCTCACTGCAGCCCTCCAGCCCGGTCCCGTAGCAGCACTCGCAGTCGCGGATCCGGTAGACTGGCTCGGGTCCGCCCATGCCATCGTACCGCCAGCGGACCAGCGTCTCGGATTCGCCCGTTCCTGCGCACTCTTCGCACTCTGGCGACGGGATGCGGATCAGGTCGTAGTAGGTGAGGTCCATGTCAGTCCTCCAGGCTCATGGTCCACGGCCGCTCCATCTTGTACTGAGCCAGCCGGATCTTGTCGTCCTCCAGCACCGCCACGAAGTCGTCCAGCACGGGCCGGAGCGCATCCTGATACGCCGGGTCCGGCTCC